GGGGATCGGCTGTACCCAGAGCCCGCGTAACCCGCATGACGCCCCAGAGGCTCAAGCAGATACGTAGCCGGGGTGGGCTGCTTGGCCAGGCACGACGCAGGCAACGCCAAAAGGCCAGGGACTTGCAAAGGTTCAGGTGATTCTATGAATACTTCCATGGAAGAAAGCTCCAATATCTTAATGCGAATGCTGTGGGCATGGAAAGGCTATGTGCGTACAGCGGAGCCATGGTATGTTAAAATTCCCTACCATGTGGGCCGCAACATGCCACGTCTGGTACGTAGACGAACTCTAAGTCTACTGCGCGCCACCATCAAAGAGTTTGAAGATCGCCAAGCATTTAGGGAAGAGTACAACAAGACTCATCCCGAAAATAGAATATGAACATAGCCGACCAGCAACCCGAGATCATTCACAACTTCCGTCGGTGCCATATGCGGGGGTGTCTTGGCATGGGAAACTGGTCCCCGACTATCAGCCTATCCCCGGATGGTATGCAGCGGGCGTACCTGCGCATGGATCACTTGCTGATGTGCGATCACCACAAGGAATACATCACCATAGACGACCTGGTAGACAAACCCCTGTTTGATGGTACGCCCGCGTGGGAGCGTATACAACTATCGTTCACCAAGGCGGGTAAGTTTGCCCCGCTACGGGAATTCACAAACCTGATATGGGACCCAGCCTAATGAAGATGATTCTGCGTCGTAATATACACTATACACAAGCAAAGGGATGGAAATTCTGCTTGCACATAGGAACTTGGGCACTCTACATTGGAAAACAAACCGGAAGGGTAAAGAGACTAGAGTTAGCAACTCCCATCCATTGGTTTAGGTACACAACCTAATGACCACAGTCATAGACACGCATACCGAAATGACCACCGCAGAGAAGCGTGCTATGCGGGCGGAAGATTATCGCCAACTCCGGTTGAAGAAAAAGAAACCCTACAAAGGTACCCGGCGAAAGTAAGTAGGCATGCGTATGTTCCAGGATGTGGCGGCACTAAGAAATATAGTGACTTGGATTTTGTGTGGTCAACCACCCGATAACTTAGATGTACTACTAAAAGTCCAGCTGATTGGGATTTTCAAACTGGTATATGATAACCCAGAGTTGATTGACCACATCGAGTCAGACAATGACCATAGCTAATGTTGACTATGCCCGCCTAGCCCACATACTCTCCGACGACCGTATGGCCGTGGAGAATCTATTCTCCATTCCGCCCAAGTCTGCTGAAGGTACCCGGACTCCATTCATATTCAAACCCGCGCAGGTAAAGCTCTACAACAATATGGGCTTACGCAACATATTTGTAAAGCCCAGCCAGATTGGTTCCACCAGCCTAGTCACCGGCATATATTTCCGGCGTACCATGTTCAAGCCGGACACAACGAGCGTGGTTGTTGCACATGAATCATTCCTCGCTGAACGACTCCTCAATAGAACTGAAGTATTTTATCAGTCTACCCCAGAAGCGTTACGTCCGCGTATGGACCACAGTAGTGCAACAGAGAAACGCTTCCCGGACATCAATAGTGTCATGTATATTGGGACGGCTAGGGCTGCGGTATTTGGCCGTGGTGAACCCATCCACAACCTCCTGCTTAGCGAGGCCGCATTTTACCTTCCCGATGCTATTGACCGAATTGTCAAGCCTGCACTCCAGCGGGTACCACCAGACGGCACCGTAGTAATTGAGTCCACTCCAAATGGTGAAGGCGGGTATTTCTATGAGGAAGTTCAAGCGGCTATTGCGGGGCATAGTGTCTTTAGACTTACTGTACTCTTCTGGTGGGAAGAACCGGATAATTACCTTGAGCCTGGAAGTGAAATTCTTGAAACGTTTCCTGAGTTTCAGCACGACTTTGAATACACACCCGACGAGCACGTACTTGTCAATAACTACGGGCTGTCACAAGACCAAATCAGGTGGCGAAGATGGAAGATGCTAGAACTCGGGGACCTGTTCTGGCAGGAACACCTGGAGAGCCTGGACACCTGCTTCCTGACTGTCGGGCAACCCTACTACGACACGGGGGACGCGCTTGCCCTGACAAAACTTGTATACAAGCCTCCACACCGATGGGAAGGTGCAGCAGTATGGGAGGAACCAATCCCGGGGATCCAATACGTTATGGGCATAGACCCCGGTCAGGCCCGGCAAACAGAATCAGTGGCCTGCGTAGTTAGAAATGATAACAAAAGTGGACCTACTATGGTGGCTATGCTTGGCGGGTTCCATGAGCCTGATGTTATGGGCGCTTTGACCATACCCCTGGCCAAGCGGTACAACAATGCCAAGCTTGTTCCCGAGGTAAACGGGCATGGCCTGGCCTATCTAGACGCGGTTAAGCGCAAGTACAGCAATATATACATACGCCGGGACATTGAACGCGGTGTACCTATACAGAGGCAAGGCTGGTACACATCCGGGAAGACCAAGCCATTTATGATGGATGCGATCAACCGCACACTCAAGAGATGTGTAATGCCCGATGAGGAAACTGTACGCCAAATACGCGGGTTTCGCTCCCTTGGCCTGGGTAAGTACACGACACTGCTCCCCGACGATAGACATGATGCCTGGGGACTGGCCCTAATGGGTCTGGAGTTAGGGAGCAACACCAAGCGGGGTTTTAAGGGCACATCCGGGCACACAAGCTGGGACAGGTAATATGACAGAAACGTGTAAGACTCACCTTCGTAAGTTAGTTCTAATAGAGTGGTATGACTCCCATTATATATCTGGCTGGCATCGGGAGGTACCCAACACAGAACCACTACTGTGTCGGTCTGTTGGATGGATTGTATACGACGGAGAAGAGGCTGTGACCATTGCCGCTCACATTACTGAGGAAGATGATCCACAGAGGTCTGGAGAGATGACCATACCAACCCGAGCTATAGTAAGAAGAGTTACGCTGGAAGAGCGTACTGACAGCATCCCAAATGTATTATCAATAGGGATTGGTTAAGTAATAGCCATGACAATGGTAAACATATCCGATAACCCTGTAGAGACTATCCGCCAGCGGGTAGACCAGCTTCAACGTAACTGGGCTCCCCGCGAAGCTATCGTCAAACGCTGGTACCGGCTCATTCAACTGGAGAATGATCTAGCCCAGGACGGTATGGAATCCGTCATCGGTAATGATCCCCGGAGTAGTTACAACCTTGCTACCTGGCTCTTGACTCCAAAGACCTGGTCAGTAACCAGCTTCAAGACGGGCTTATCTGACGAGCAAGTGCAGGCTGCTACATCTTTCGAGCAGATGGTTGAGCGTGAAGTAATGCTATCCATCAGGCATAGCCGGGGTAAACTAAATGGGTCCTACTTAGCCCAGGCCGTTAAGCTATTTGTAGCCACGGGTTGGATATGTCTAGTAGCTGCTCCTACTCAACCCCACTGGACTATCAATGCCTGGCATCCGATGACTGTATTCCCCGATTATGCAGCAGACGGTACTCTTAGTGAACTCGGGCGTAAGTGGACAGTTACCGCAAACCAAGCCAATACCATGATATTCATGGAAGGCTGGATACCTCCGGTGGTTCGCTTTAACGGTAGTGTCATAGTTCGCCAGTGGTGGATAGAAACCCCGTTTGGTACGCTTATGGCAACTATCATGGGTAATCATCTAGCCCGACCATTGGGGCCAACCATGTTCCAGCGTATGCCCGCGTACTGCCAGCCCGCAGGTGGTCTACCTGACGACGGTACCATAATCAGCGACAAATGGCGGGCGGACGTAGGCCAGGCTATTGTAGCCTCTGTCCTGGACCTGCAAAAGAACTATGACAAGATGCTTACCTACATGCAGCAAATACTCCGGGACACAGCTAACCCGAAGTGGATTGAGCGGGTTGATGGTGGCGATGGCGTCATTAAATCCGAGGATATGCAAAAGCGGGGTGTAATCTGGACCATAGGTTTGGGTGAGGATGCATGGCCCGTACAGCCCCCGGGCGCCCCAACTGATCTTCGTACACACATGTTTGATATACGTAATCAGGTCCAGCGGGGTACATTCAGCGACGTAAGCTTTGGGGCTGGGGATGCCAGCGCATTCCTTATGGCTAACGTCACCGCATCAACCAAACAACTTCTGCAACCATTCCTGGACACAATCAAGGATGCCAATGGTGAGTTGCTTACCCGGAATGTAGCTCTGGCCCGGCAGTTTAACCAACCTATAGGAGGTGTGCCGGTACCTGACCTACCTGATGACCTGATCCTGGATTTCAACTATGACATTGAAATCCCGGGTGACTTCATACAACGGGCAAACTCAGCCCGGATACTTAACCCCAACTTCCGCATATCCCAGGAATCCCTCACCGAGTTGATGTTCCCGGAAATCAAGGACCCGCTTGATGAGCGTCTGCGTTTAACCATCGAGGACGTGGCCAACAGTGAGATTATGCTGACCATCAAATCTATCCGAGAATTGCGGCGGGCTGCTGCCCAAGCAAACTTAGCCGGTGATGGAGAGAGTGAAATGTTGCTAGTAGGTGCGGCAGATAAGCTAGAGGTCCAACTTACTGGCCTGGCTACACCCGAAGGTGAGTCCGACACGTTCCGTAACATAGTAGAGGCAGGATCATAATGGCTCAGGCACCTTTCCCGGACCAAGTACAACCTCAGCTACAGCCCCGGCAAGGCCCGGATGTAGTAACTCCGCGCCGCTCTCCCATAGAAGCGGAGATAGCCAAGCGCCTTGAGTCAATCCAGGTACGCAAGTTAACCGTACAGACCCGGGTGTTAGAGATTGAAGCCGCTGCCCGTGCCCGCCCAAAGACTCTGCGTGTTGGACGATTCTTCAAATCCCTAGTCACGCCCACCAGATTCGGGTTACCTACAGTATCTATAGGTGCCGAGGACCCCGAGGGTGACTTAGTTGTTGAGACAGAGTTGTCCGAACTCAAGCGAGAAGCAATTACCATAACCGATGAAATCCGCAAAGTAGAGACCCAGCTACTAATAGCTCAACGTATCCCGGGGTTTGTACACAACGGTACCATAGAGACTATGGAGGACCTGGTCGACCGGATTGGTCGGCACATAGCCACACCCGAGGACCTTACCCTAGTCCAGCGATCATTCAATCACGCCATGCAGGAGCGTAAGCGATTCCAGGCAGCCATAGACCGGGACCCGGATGAGTTCATAAAGGCCCTGGGCAGCAAACGTAACATTACAGTATACGGCTTAACAGCTCTGTCATCGTCCAATGACCTTCTGGGGTTTATCCGAGACCTGCGTGCTCCGCAGTTACCCACGGGTGCAACCATCGAGGACCTGCGTAGTGTATTAGCAGATTCTGGCATCCCGGCCGATGCCTCAGCACTGTTTATCCAAGAGGCTGGGGACTTTTCCATACAGCTAAACCGGGAACTAGATACTCTTGAAACCCGGTCGTTGATGTGGCAAGCGGGGATTATCAATGCTATTGAGAATGGCACGTTTGCCCAGGAGCTTAGTGCCTTCCGGGAGGGTGTAGATTTCTTTGACAACCCGGGCTTATACATAGGACTACCCATATCCTGGATGGACAAGAACTATTGGAAGCCCGTTGCTGGAGCATTTACTCGGGCTGGGCAGGTTATACACGCAAACACTCCCCCCGGAATAAATCCCACCACATCCATGCACCGATTCTTTGGCGTATCCGAGGAGCAGTAT